ACAGTGGTGTTCGGTGGCTGCACACCCAGCCGGGCCGATGGGACCAACTGCGTCTTGCCGGTGAGTTCTTCAACCGACTGCTTGATGCACCGATACCGCGTATCTGCGTGGAGAATCCTATTCCACACAAGTACGCCATTGAGTGTATGAACGGACGGAAGTACACACAGATTGTGCAGCCCTGGCAGTTCGGTCACGGTGAAACCAAAGCCACCTGCTTGTGGCTCAAGGGTCTGCCGCAGCTAACGCCTACCGACATTGTCGATGGACGGGAGCAGCGCGTTTGGAAGCTGCCACCAAGCGAGGACCGATGGAAGAAGCGCAGCATAACCTACACCGGCATCGCCAATGCGATGGCCGACCAATGGGGAGGTGAGTGATGATCAAGGACGGCAAAAACCACACACTCAAAGAGTTGGAAGAAGAAGAACAACGATTGATGGAATTACTTACTGGACTTCCGAAAAAGCGAACCCAGAAATGGAAAGGCATCGACATTCAGCGAGACAAAGCAAAGCGCCAACTTAAAAACGTTCGCCGCTGGAAACGAGTTGGAAGACACAAAAAGGAAGGTGAGTGATGAGTAAACCAACTTGGAAGAACCTTTACGGGTTGCCAATATACAGCCATCCCGAAACGCCGCGCCACATGCTCACGTCTATAGAAATCCTTCATCGAAAGGCCGAAGGGACTCCGATTCGAGATGTCGTGTTCCACATGACCAGGGGGGATGGGTCTAAGTTTGCAATCCACGACCCCGCATATCTCACCGAAACAGGAGGTGAGTGATGCCCAGACAAGTAGATGGATACACGGTGCGGTGTAAGGTAGACGAACGTGAATACGAGTGTTGGGGTGGACACCCCATCAGCTATAAGGTTCAGGTAAAGCAAGGCGCAAAGTGGTGCTATGTCGGCGGTGTCTATCGCGTATTGGATGGCGAATGGGCAGGCTTCGTCAAGGAGACACCAGAAACAGATCGGCTTTGGGACCTGAGCGGCTGGGCAGCCGAGAGCACCATGCGCGACTTGCTATGGCGATTGATACCGGCTGCCGAGGAACACGGTCTTATTTCCAAAGGAGGTGAGTGATGGACTGGCTCAAGTCAAAAGGAAAGATGTGGAATGGGCGTTGGATACCCAGGAAGAAGATGGACCCAAGGAAGAGAGCGTCGAGGAAAAGAGCGCCGATTGAGGCAATGATTCTCGCGCACATGAACGTCGAAACCGGCAGGGGAGTGTGCGAGATGTGCGCCGCTTCATGGCCCCTGAACGAACTGACAACAGAATGGATCGGGCAGGGCAACGAGGAAGAAGGCATCACCCTCTGCACCCTCTGCCGTGACTGCAAGGCCGAAGGAGGTGAGTGATGATGAAGTTCAAAGCTACAGTAGTGTTCGAGGGTAGTGAGACAAGTATGTCCACGCAGGTCGGGGAAGACGAGATTGGTCGTCCAGTCAGTGATTGTCCTTGGTTGAATACATGGATCGTAGACCACGGTGTGGGTAGGGTTACAGAAAAACCCATCCTACATCTCTTTGATTCTACGGCTGACGAAACTGCCTTTTGTTGTGCTGATCCGGGTGTTTACGGTAAAGTCGCTCACTTTGTCGATGGTGGACGCAAATACAAGGTGTGTCTTGCTTGTCGCAAAGTCGCAGAAGGTAGAGGAGGTGAGTGATGGACCTGAGTAGAACACAGCGGAGGTTTTTCAAGAGCAGTTGCGGACAGAACATGACCGTGACTTTTAAACAAACTGCCATGCATTACAAACAGAGGTGAGTTCGTATGTTCGTTTCATCAACAGTGAATCTTCGGCCCAATCCTTCCACACACTACAGCCACAGTCAGAAGTACGCTCATGCTCTCCAAGAGGTCAAGCGGTTCAAACACTTCTTCATGAACCGTGTTGGGGAGTTGGGGCGTATCCATGACGCACGGAAGGCGTTGGACGCTACTGTGCAGAAGCATCGGTCTTCGGAAGAGACAGTCCGTCTGCTTTCCCTTGCGGAGGGTGAGGGTCACTACCTTCTACTGGACGAGTGGGTAGCGGACCCTTCATCTTCGATTCGTGAGTTGAAAGAGTTCCATCGGACGTGGTTTCGTGCGGTCACCCATCAGGGGTGGACGGACCCTGCGGGTTGGAGTGTGCTTGATCTCATTCAGGTCCTCCGCTGTTTCCATCAAGTAGACGTGTATCTGGACCGTGTGGTAGCCGAGCATGAGTCTCGCATCCTCCATGGTCCTCGGACGGAGTGGAACACCTGTCCTGTGTCGGTCTCGCAGATGTTGTCTTCGGTAGTGTTGGAGTCCTTGTCGATCTTTCGTTCCTGTGTAGACGAGTTGAGTCTGGCGTTTCGCGAGGCGTGGGAGGTATTGGAGCCACGTCTTCAGTATCAGCCGGAGAGTGGGGAGTTGGACTGGAGCAATCCGTCTTGGCCGAAAGCTCAAGGGTGTGCGGCTTGCGGTACTGAACTTGCCTCGGGTGATCCCTGCATCGCAGTCAACGGGACACGGGGGGCACAGGGTTTGGTGTGTGTTTCCTGCGTGGCGGCTGCTAAGGAGGTGAGTGATGGACCTGAGTGACGAACGACTGCACCGCAAACGAATCCCCTGGGAGTCGCTTGTGGCGGATGGATTCGAGCCACAGAAAGTAATGCTGGAAGCACAGAGAAAAGGCATGTACCGACTGGCTCGAAGCGCGAGACATAGAATCGAAAATCAGAAACGACTGCAATCAAACCAGAGCACACTTGACATACGTCGGTGAACTCGGTAACTTACGAAGACCATACAGGAGAACGAAATGGGAAACAACGTGACCAAACTTAGAAAAGTACGTAAATCAAACAAGAAAAGAGAGTGGACCTGGGAGTCATTTATTCAGGCTTGGCAAAGCTCTGAGTCTTATGAAGAAGTGCTTCAAAAGCTTGGCTTTGAAGACACCCAGCAAGAGCGCAGCTTTATCGGAGTTAAGGCTTCATACGCACGCAAGAAGGGCATTGAACTGAAGAAGCTTCAGCGCAAGCCACGAAGCTCAAAGATTGACTGGAGTGGCCTTGCAGAGCTTGCGAAGTCTGTGGAGTAAGAATGGAAAACTTGATTGAGTTCATTCACATTCTTCTTAACGATGAATCGCTACTGCTTCTTTGCCTGATTATTCAGTCGGCAACAGTCTGGTTCATGTTCTACATCATCTTTTCGACTGGCAGACTTGCCAAGCAATGGTACACGATGAGGCTGGGGATTTCTAATGGAAAAAGCTGAGCAACGTATTCGAGATGCTGAAGGCTCATACAAAGTCTTTTTAGCGATTAAGAGCGATGGCAACTTAAACAATAAGTTCAAATGCACAAAAGAAGGGGTTCAGTACTACAAAGGTAAAAAGATGACCGAGCCCGACTTTTCGGAAATCTCAGTCTACCTGGCCAAAACATGGAAGATGGTCCCATCCAGAGAAGAACTGAAGTCTGGAATCATGGCAGCATCAAAGCTCATTGAGCCTCAGTTGATTTACGGAACCAACATACCGGAAGACTTTCGAGAGAAGGTAAAGGAGTTTCTTGAACTGAACCCACCCTCCTTTCGACGGTACGACATTACGACTGATGCTGTGGCTCAGTACGTTGACCAGGATGGATTCGAGTCTCAGCGAAGGCTGACGGAAATGAGAGTAGCAAAAGCCCTAAGAGAGCAAGGGCTTCAAAAAGTGCGAGTGACGCACAAAGGAGAAAGGAAGATGCGATGGTTCCCAATCTCGGGAACTTGAACAACAAACAAACAGGAGAGTGCTGTGGAATTCACATCACAAGAAATCATCGCCCTTACAAAGGCGTTCAACACGAAAGCAGTTTCGCTTGCAAAGCGGGACATCGACAATAACTCTGAAATCGACGTGAACCTCGTCGTTAAGGTTGCTGGCAAGCTGAAGCGCGGCAGCAAGTCCAAGCCGGTCAAGGCTACCTCCACCATCCCGTGGAAGGTTGCCCTGGCTCTCTTCGCCAAGCGTTCCGGGTTCACCCGTGAACAAACCGCAAAGGTACTGCTTGATGCAGTAACCTTCGCCCTCAACACCGATAAGGACAAGGAAGCTAAGCTTCTTGAAGAGATGGGTGTAGGGGATGCTCTGGCCATGCTGGACCGCGAGGTCTTCGACAAGCTTCCTAAGAAGCAGCGCGACGGCAACATCACCTTCGATGTAGCCATGATTGAAGCGGTTCGCGAGCCGATCTTGGTGGCTGACCAAGACACTTTGACCCTTGGGGAAGGGGAAGAAGTGGCGAAGTAAGTCACAGGGGCCACCGTTACAGCGGGGCGGTGGCCCCATCTTTTTATTATGGAAATGACAGATCAAATCGAAGACTACGAACGGATCGACACATACCAACTGGTGTACCAGATGACTCAAGCCATGGGTGGCCTGCAAAAGGGCAAGCACTCCAAGATGGCCTACATCTACGGAACCAGTCGTTCACGGCTCCGCAGCATCCTCAAGCGTGAGGCCAAGGCTCCAACCCTGGATACTGTGGTGTCATGGATGAGCCGGGTGTATCGCATGACTGGAATGAAGGTTGTGTTGACGATTACTCCTGAACTTAAAATGCACTACAGCATCGTGGGACAGGATACCGATCGTATCGACGGGATGATTGTCCCACCAAAAAACAGCTTGTAGAAGGTCAACCGACCGACTACGAAACAAAGCCCCTTGGGGATTGATCCCCCCAGGAAG